GAAACTTCTTCAGGAGATCCATCAGTAAGTATCATGTCCATTAATTCATTAGTAGATTCCATAAAAAAATAGTATTTTGAATTATTTATATCTCAGCTCCTTTGATATTTGTAATCTTATTATCAGAGGATAGAGTATCTGGTTCTTTAGGTGCCACTCCCATTGGTTCATTTCCTGCTGCCATTGGATCTAAAGGCATACCATCTGGACCTACTGGAGGCATTAATTTTGGATCTGGATATAATCTATCTTTAATCTCTTTCTTGATTAAATTATCCTCATCAAAGATTTCTTGATCAGTTTGTCTTAAGATCTTCCTTCTTACATAGTCTCTTGAATAGTAAGTTCCAATGTAAGGTTCAATTGCAACCATAAGATTGAGTCTTTCATTCATTAACTCAGTATCTTTTAATTCAGAGAAATGTCCATCATAAAGATAATCATATTGAATATGATCACTCATTTTTTCCCAATCTTCTGGGGTTACAATATTTTTTAAGATTAACTGAGTTTTAAGCATGTCATGGAAGACATTGCTAAATCTTTTTCTTAGTCTTCCTACAAACTTACCAAACATCAGTTCATCTCTAAGAATTTCAGATGATCTTCCTAGATTAAATCCACCATCAGAAGCAGTTCTAGATTCTGGGACATTCAATGCTCTGAAGAGTTTCTTCTGAAAATACTGAACATCAGTTAATTCTCCTAGGTTTTGTCCACCAGGAAGTGTAGTGATTTCAGTACCCCTGCCACCTTCTCTACGAGGTAACCAGAAGTCCTCCATCATACTCATGAACTTCTTATCATCCCTCATCTCTCCAGTGCTTGCATCATATACCAACTTATTCCTATAGCGATTCATTACATCCCTAAGGTACTGCTCAGCTTTTACTTTAGGAAGATTGCCAACATCAATGTAAAAAATTCTTCTTTCTGGTGCTCTAGAGAGTCTATAGATGACAAGAGCATCCTCAATCATTCTTAATTGATTGAGTGCTTTAATTGCTTTGTGTAGATAAGAAAGCGTAAGTTGTCTATTTCTATCTACAAGGCCTGATGTTACAAATGTAACTGCATCCTTTGAAATTGGAATTCCTTTATTTGCTGCAGCAGTTTTTTGAATATGCCCTAGTGGGAAATACAGAAAATATTCTTCTATTTCTGGCTCATTGAAATCAGAAGCTTCTTGTCTGCTATTATAAACACCAGCATAATTATCAGTTCTTTTCTTTTCTTTCCTAATAAATTTAGTTTTTAAAGCATCCATAAATCTAAGATCTTGGATGCCTTCTTCTGGTTTTTTTAAATCTATAACTTTATGGTATAAAATTCTTCCATCTACGTACCAATTCTTAAAGATCTCATGGGATTTTTTATCAAAATCCATAAGATCTTTAATGTATTTAAACTCATCTCTAATAATTTTCTTCAGTCCATCACTAGCGTTTAAATTGCTAAGTTCAATTTCAACAGGAGAATCATTAAGATCACTTACAATAGCTTCATTAACGACATTTTCAATGGCACTATCACACTCTGGGTGAAGTGCCATCTCTCTATATCTTTTGATTAGATCATATTCATTTCTATAGACACCCTCAATATCTACATATTGACCATAAAAACCACTAGTTAGATAGTAATCAACCCCATCCTCATTGTTATCTGGGACAGGGGAGATCGCTTCTTTTGGTAATTTATTGTCGTCTTCAAGTGAAAACCCAAAAAGTCTTGCCATTGTATAATTTTAAACTGTAATAGTATTTAGACTATGCTGGAGTTGGGTAATCCTGCAGCATCATTAGCTTCCCACCATTGAACTTGAAGATCTACAGTAAATTCTTCAATTTCATTTTCATTATTATATGATAAATCAATAGCAGAAACACTAGTTGGGAATACCCCATGAACTGTGTACTTCCTTAAAACTTGAATTTCTGTGCTATTCTGATCTCCTCTAGTTGACAATGCTCCAACAGGACCTCTAGAGAGTTGAGAAACACTCATGTCTGTCATATAATCAGCAGGAGCAATCGTTCCAGATCCATCAGATACTTTGGTGATATAATTCATCCACCTTTCAAAAAAGCTTCTCCATCTGAAATCAGTATCATTAATAACTGTTATTGTCCAGACATCAAATGTTCTGTCTCCAGCAATTTTAAGAGTTCTTCCTCTAAAAGGAACTGGAATTTCAGCAATAGTTGATGCAGGCATACTAGCTGCCTTGATCATCATTAAGTCTCCCTGATCAAATGAAATTCCAATTTCTTGGAAAAATCTTCCACTGGGAGTACCACCACTTGCTCCAGTATTACTACTGTCAAAAGTTACTTCAAATAAATTGCTGCGTGCACCACCACCTTTTAATTTTGTTTTAAATGCATCAATAGTTCTGTCTTGAAATCTTGCCATTTTAGGTTCTCCGATTTAAATTAAACTGTACCTACAACTGTTGCAAATGAAACCCCAGTTCTGGTGGCGACAAATGTAAGACCAATAAAATTAATTGATCTTGCGGGCTTCACATAAATGTCAGCAATAAATTCATTTCTGTCAATTACATCTGGAGTGTTATTTGATTCATCACAAATTAATAAGTAATCACTAATTCCCCTCTTAACCTGAACATCTCTCAAGTATGGTTCAACAACATTAATGAAGTTTGCTCTTGTTGTTGCATCATTAAATTCAAATAATTGATCATCTGCAGCAGATTCTACTGCTTGTTCAATAGCAATAAAGAGTTTTCTAACATTAATTCTATCAAATGCAGATTGATAAGATAATGCAGTCTTATCTCCAAACAAGATAATACCAGATCCTGGGGAAGAAATAATAGGATTAATTCTTTGAGCATATAGCTCATCTCTATCTGATTGACCTGGATTGTATGCTAATTTAATCGTAAATTTCAGAGAACCTCTATTTTTTCCTGCTGGTGAGTACCAAGGGAATTGATTGAGGTCAGTTCTAACACAGACCCCTGCAATGTCAGATGAACATGGCATGTAAACAAATTGTTGATTAAATCTATCATAGACATATTGATATCCACTATCAAACACTGCATATGATGAAGATGTTAATGGACTAAAGAATGAAAGAACATTATCAAGTTGAGCTGATTGTGGGACAACATTTACAACAGTATCTCTGGATGGAGAAATAAATGCAATACAATCTTTTCTGGTTTCTGCAATACTGATAAGTTTATTCGCTTTAGCTTGCTCCTGCTCTTTACTTAGAGAAGCACCACCTTGTAGTAAATAAGTAATATCTACTTCAGCATCATTAGAGAATCTATCATATGCATCAATAATATCTGATAGTGCTACTGAGAACCCTCCTTCTGCTCCATTATAATCTTTACCATTACTTAAGGTGAATGAAGCATTTCCAATTGAATTGAATGTGGTATTTTCTGATTCTACACCCCAAATTCCTGAATTTTCTGCTTGTACAGTGAATGCACTTGAGAATTTAACTGCAACTGGGTCTACTCCCCAGAAAGCATCTGTAGCATCTCCAAGAGATTTTCCAGCAAAAACGTATCTAGAATTTAATCCAATATAATCTTTATAATAAATTTTAGTTGATGGAGAAACTGTAGCATCAGTAGCTTTTGAAAGATTTACAAATTTCTCAAGAACAGTTTGAGATGTTCCAGAAATGTTTCCTGATTTTTTACTATCAATAACAACAACGTGCATTGCATCATTAGAACCACCTCTATCTGCAACATAAGCATTAGTGGTTGGTTTTGGAGCAATACTCTTCCATGGAATAGTGGCAAAATCTCCTTTTGTGGTATCTAAGATATTTTGACTATTATACCAGTCTTTGACACTAGAAGGAGTTGCTGCTGTTGCTGTGGTCCCAGCATTATTGACTATATTTAAAGATGTTGCTGTAAATGAATAAGAACTATTTTCTGTGTAATTTTGAGTAGTCTCTACTCCACCAACCACTTTGGAAACTACTCTAACATAAAGTTCAGAAGATCCTACACCAGTGATAATTCCCTTTAAGAATCCAGATGCTACTGAAGTTGTTCCAACTCCAGCAATGGTTCCAGTTAATGTTTGAGTAACACCATACCCAACACTAACTCCAGTAGTATTGATTCCAGACAGAGTTTGGTCTGCAAGGTAGTCAATGACACAAACTTTTAACTCTTCTGCCCAATATCCAGGCTCTCTTGCTGCCCAATAGAATGATGTTGAATCTTCATAAGATTCTTTATAGACATCATAATTTTCAATTTTAAGTGAGGTTGAACCTACTCCAACTCCAGCATTAGCATTTTTGAGGTTGGTTCCATTACATCTTACTACTTGTAAACTTCCCCCATAAGAAAGAAAGTTTGATGCTGAATACCAGTGCTCATAATGATAATCGTTGATAGATGGAGTTCCAAATACTCTCTTTAATTCATCTTCATTTCTAATAGTAACAATCTGATTAACAGGTCCTTTAGCGAAAGGTGCTGCAATTCCTGCAGATATTGAAGAGGTATTTTGAATACCACCTCTCGTCAGATCTACTTCCCTTACGCTAATACCTGGAGATGCTAAGCTTAAAGCCATTTTGACTCCTCTAGTGCTTCATTTTGCTCTAAAAGTATTTATAAATTTCTAAGTTTACCTGTAATCCCACATATATGACATGTCTCCATACTCATCAGTATGCCAAACATCACCTTCAGAATCTACTTCTACTGCAATTCTTTCTGTTCCATCAACAATAAATCCAAATGGTGACATATCTTGCTCTATTTGATTCTTTTGTTCTTCATATAATCTTTTTCTTACATCTTGTTCTGTTAGTTCTTTAAAATAATCTTGAGCAACTAACCAAGCATAGATTACCAAGCACATAGCAAGGTCATCATTACACCCCTCTTCTGCTTCAAAGGAGTTGTGCTTTTGTATAAAAGTTGTCAATTCACTAATAATCTCATAATCATTGAATATAAGTTTATCTTCCTCAATCATTGTTTTTAAATTGAGACAACCAACCTTTTTAACAGTCTTAGACATTTTAAGTCCAAGTTGAGTTTTCTTTCCTGAGAATCCTTGTCCAACAATTTGACCTGCTCTACCTCTCATAGAACACATAAGAAGATTTTGATACTCCAAATCATATTGAATAATTGCTGCTACCTGATCTCCAACATCATTTACTTCGCATAAAATAAATGCATTATTGTATGCTTTTGCTACTTCATGAATGATGTTTGGAAAAATCATAGGTTTAATTTCATTATTCCTATATTTTGCCACTATAACATGTGGAAACTCAGTTATGTCATAAACTACAAAAGCAGAGTAATCTCCACCAACTCCTCTGGCAACATCAACAGTAATTAAGTAATCATGCCCATCTTTATAATCTTGATAAACATCTAATCCTTTACTTCTCTTTACTGGATCATCATATACTAAACTTTTTAATTTGCTTGGTGAAATTAAGGTATCTACTGATCCTAGGAATTCACATTCAAATTCTACTTTAAATTGCTGCTCACTAGTGTTTGCAATGGTTTGCTTTTTCCACTCAGAATCTCTTCCTGGAACTTCTGACCAATGAACTTCTGTTGCTACATATTGATTCTTACCTCTTTCTGCATCATGCCAGTATCTGTAAAAATGATTCATCCCATGAGGGGTTGAAACCATAATTACTTTAGTTTTTGTGCCAGACGAGATAGTAGGATAAACAGAGGCAAAGAATTGGTCTGCAATATGGTTTGGAATAAATGCGAACTCATCAAGGAATATGATATTATAGGATCCACCACGGACAGCAGATGCAGATGTAGAAGCAGCCAATATCTTTGATCCATTTTCCAATTCCATGGAACCTTTGTTCCAGGCTAAAATTCCCTGCTGTAACCATTTAGGTAAATTTTCATATGCAGTTTGCAGTCTATTAAGCAAATCTCTTGCTGTTGATGCTTTGTTAGCAAGAATTGCAATATTCACATTATCATTAAAAATTGCATAGTGTAAAAGATAAGACACAACAGTTGTAGATTTGCCTGTTTGTCTAGGCATTTTGCAAATGTTAAATCTATGATCATGGAAGTTTTTAATTAACTTCTCTTGAAAGTGATATGGTTTGAAAAGTTGAAGACCATGATCTAGGGTGACAATTTGAACATAGTTTTTTGCAAAATAAACAGGGTCATTTTTGCACTTTACAAATTCAATGATTTGATCTTCTGAAAATTCAATTGAGGTATTAGCCTTTTTTAAAAGCGGATTACCTAGATATACATCCTGACCCATAAGTTATCAGCAGTTCCAAGCTCTAAGTGATTTATTGATTCTTGAATTTGGATCGTTAGCAGTTTTCTTTGATGTTAACTTCTTTTTCATCCCACTCATCCTTGCACAGAATGATGCTCTACGAGGATTTCCTACTTTCTTTGAAGGTGCCTTAAGATCTGATCCTGGATTTTCATTCTCATAGGATTTTCTTCCTCTCTCATTTAATCCTCCTTTTTTATTTTTACCTTCTTTTCTTTGCCATGCAGCAACCTCAAGCATAAACTCTTCAAAGGTAATCATTTCACCAAGTTCTCCAAGTGCCTTTGCTTTACGAACTTTTTTAGGTCTTAATGGACCACCGTGCCCAGTTTCTCCCCCAGCAGCATCTCTTCTAGCATCTCTCTCTGGTTTCTTTTCTGGTGTATGAATTCCTGCTCTGCGAGTAGGTGAAAGTTCTTTTCTTGCAGCACTTCTTTCACGTTTTTTACGAGCATTCAAGAAATCATTCATAGTCATTCCTTCTGAAATATCTTCATCACTTGACATATATTCTGCTGCAGTATCAATAAAATCTGCTGCTCTAGTAATCTTAGATTGTACCCAAGCAGGAATTTGTTGATCTCCTTTTTTAATATGTTTTCTTAAAATATCAACTGCCCTTTCAATTTGATCAAACTCAACTCTTGCCATATATCCTTCTTCATCCTTCTTCTTTCCAGAAGCAACTTCCTTATGATCCTCATGAATCTTTGATTCATTAGTAGGATGAATTTTTGCAATAGTATATTTGTCCCACATAGAAGGACCCCATGAACATTCTTCTCTCTTCTCATTTTTTCTGCAAAGAAGGCAATATTTTGTGTCCTTTTCGTATTGCTCTTCTGAAGTAGTTTCTTCTTTCATGGGTTTCTGTTTTTCTACTTTTTTAAGTCTTGTATAATAATCTGGTAATTCATCTACATGTTGCAATGCTGTTATTCTTGCCCCACTCTTACTAGTGGTATGCTCACCTTCAATTTTAGTTCCTATGCGCACTTGCTTAATAATTTTATCCAAAGGAACTTTATGTTTTTTAGAGATTTCCTCTGGAGATCTATATGGTTTTGTAGGACCTTTTGGATCTTTCATATTAAGTATTATTCCTCTTTAGTATTTAGAAGTCCTTGCTTTATAAGTTTAGATAACTCTGCTGTAGATCCAACAAATAAAGAATTATTGACTGTAGTGGGTCCTTTTTGAGGAGAATCTAGATCTTTCATTTTCTTCTGAAGGTCCATCAATTTATCATTGACATCTCCAACTGATTTAATAAGTTGACCAGCAACTTCATATGCTCTTGGATGATTTGATTGTTGAGCAAGCTCTAGTATACCATCAATTGCTTCCTGACCTTTACTTATTAAACTGTAAAGATTTGCTCTAGTATATTCATAATCTTTTTGGGGATCATCTGGAACTTCTTGTTTTTTTACATCACATGGTTCCACAGAAACAATTTTTGTTTCTATATTTAATGATTCTTCTATTTCACTAAAATTTTCAGTCATAAATTAAGGCTCCACGTCAATTCCTTGGGAAGTGCTAAATGTCTTAAAGTCTTGGAATTCTTCTTTAGTCTCATTGAATCCAAAATCATCACCAAATGGAATTAGTTCATCATCAACAGAATCTATAATTCCATCATTATTATAATCTTCTAGTGCCTTTGGAGTAGCAACATATCTAACTTCTCTCTTGGCATTCTTAATTGCATCAGTAGCATAATCAACTTGAACTTTTTTAATAAGTCCTTGATCATCTTTAGGAATTTCATTGAATAGATATGTTTTTGCAGTGAAATTCAATGTATAATTTATGATTCTTCTGGTGGTGTAATCATTTTCATAATCATCTCTAAATCCAATTCTATTCAACACTATTGGAATATCTCTTTTCTCATCAATTTCAGGAATCATAGTAACAGTCACATTAAAAGATGGTTGGAAATATGGCAATATTTGTTCTATTATTTGCAAAACATCATCCTGAATTTTTGAAATAATATTCAACTCAAACCCAATATTATATGGTACTGGCATAAAAACCTTTCTCATTTGAGAACCTTCTGTAGATAATGAAGTTCTAAATGATTGTATTGCAGCAGACTTTCTAGTTGGATCATAATCTATAGAAACCATTTCAAATGACATTCTTGGCAATGTGGTTGCTACCTTCCTATCTCCAGAAGGATTTTGTTCCAATCTAGCTAGAAATTTTTGAATTGGTCCATATGCTAATGGAACTTTCAATACAGAAACAGGATTTCCAGAATCATCATTATGTCTTACTTGAATATTATTAAAAAGCGTTCCAAATGCAACAACTGTTTTGCTGATTGAATTATGATAAAAATAATTGCCAAGCATTTTAAAAATTCCTAACTATGTGTATTTAATAATTTATTTTTTATAATATAAAGTTTGCTGTCTTGGCCAAACCTGCCCAGAAGTACTTCTACTTTTAAAAGTTATTCTTGGTTGAAGAACTCCAGAATCTTTTCTATCTTTTTGGAAAAACAAAAATTTATTATCAGATCCTTGAAGTGAAGTGTCATCAGTGTATGCTGCAGTAATAGTAATAGTTCCAGACATAGAAGAATGGAATTGGCAAATATAATAATAAGTTCCTGGTTTTACTCCATATGTATTCCATATTACTGTATCAGACTCACTACCATTTCCAGTTATTGTTCCAGTGGTAACTGCACTTGAAGTTCCAGTAACTTGTTCTGTTTTAATCCAAAAAGGATGACCTGGAGCATTTACATTAAATACAAGGATTGATCCTTCTTGAGCAGTTATAGAAATATCATTTCCAGAACTATATCCAGAAAATACATAGTCACTAGACCCACTATTGGTTACGTCCCAAGTAAATGTACTTCTTCCAGTCTCAGTAATTTGATTTGATTTTGCATAGTATTCTATATACTCAACTGCATCAGATTGCTTCATTCTTGGATATTGCTCTAGTACAGATGCAAGCACTCCACATACTTGTGGTGATGCCATACTAGTTCCATCATATTTTCCTAATTTATATGCAGAATCTCTAGGGTCATTTACTACAGTAATAGATCCACCAGAAACTACTCCATTATGAAGACAAGAAATAATATTGTCTCCTGGAGAATATACATTAACTCTTGGACCACAATTACTAAATGTTGCTTTTGATTCATTAACTAATGCACTTACTGCTCCAACACATATAGCATTTCCTGAAGATGATACATAATCTCCTCTGCTATAATTTCTAGTAACTCCAGACCAAGTTATAGTATTATTATAGTCAGCTCCACCAGGAACATCTATTTTTGTTGACTCATTTCCAGAAGCTCCTACAAATAAAACTCCATCTGCTATAGCATCTTCTATATCTACAGTTAAAGCAGTTGTCCAAGCTGGAATATACAAATAAGTTGCATCATAACTTCTAAGTCCAACTGAATTAAATAACCCATCTGTAAATGATGAATTATAACTAGTCCCCCTCCAGTTAATATTTGTTATAGTTGATCTAGTGATTTGATAAAATGCTCCCCAACTATTATTGCAAATTGTTGGATTCTTTATCCCTAATGCTGAATTTATTGGTTTAGTGTTATGAAAGGCTCTAATATAATCAAAGATATAAGTTGAAGCTAAAGTATTTAAACTTGAAGAATATGGGTTTATATTGTAGATATTTACATCTCTTGCCCACCCTTGAGTATTGCCACATGCAGATCCTCCAACATGCATTCCATGATTATTGTCAGCAGTTAATGCCTCATCCCCAACATCAGTGTATGGAGTATATACATACGATCCATTTGCACCTCCAGTAACTAAAGAAGTTAATGAATACCAATTAAACTGATTAACTCTAGTTCCACCAGTTCCATCTGAATTTTTGGCAAACTCTGGATGATTTGGATTTATGTGTCCATCAACTAAAATAAAATCTACATTTTTTCCAGAGCTAGTTAAATTAATTGTTCCTGATACTTGGGCAGTTCCATTACTTCCCCAATTACTTCTTTGATCCCCCTCTACACATCTTAAAAGAGACCAATTTTTTTGATTAGTGCTTGAAGTAGAACTTTTATTCCATTCAGTTGATGTTTGTGTGTATAAAGGTTTTCTAACAATATCTGTCAATGCAGATGCTGGGCATATATCAAGAACTCTATCGTCTTCTTTTAATTTTCTTACTTCTTTATCTGTGAGGTTATAATGAGTATTTCTACTAATTGGTCTTCTTAATGAACACTCAACTTCTCTTTCTGGAACAAATTCTGTTCCTCCTGGAGTTTCCATATCATCATAAAATTGCTCCAACTCTTCATGAGATGCTAGAGATACAATGTATTCTTTCATTTTAGTTCTCTAATTGAAGTAGAGTTAAAGTAACTGTTATTGCTTGTTGAGAACCACTCTTGTTATAAATTTTTGCATAAATGTTTCCAGATACAGAAACATCATTATTAAATCCTAAAGCTCCTGGACTTATTAACTGAGTGGATGCTCCTGTAGTTATTACTTCAGCAACAACACCAGATCCTGGTAATGGATCTGTTCCTTCAGTTCTAGCAGAATCAAGATCTCTTGATGTTGAATCAGTATAAATTGTAACCCATGCAGCAGCAGATGTTTCAATTTTTAATAACAAATATGATTTAAATCCAGATATTACTACACTTGAAGAAGAATTTGCGTTTAATAATGGAGTAGTACTTGAAACAGTAGTCCTAGATTGCAAACTACTTCCACCCCCTCCACCTCCAGAAGGTCCTTGTGGACCTATTGCACCAGAAGTTCCTTGTGAACCTTGTGGTCCAACAATACTAGATCCCTGAACACCTTGTGGACCTATTGCTCCAGAAGATCCCTGAGGTCCTCTTGCTCCAACAGAACCTTGAGGACCTTGTGCTCCTGCAGAAGCATTTAAAGTAGTCCCATCTCCAAATGTTGTATAGATCTCACTAAAGTTGCTATTAATTTTGGTTGCACCTTGCAGTAAACTGTCTCCAGTTCCATCATTAGGTGTAAACCCAGTAGATATTGTTTGCCTAGACATTATGTTGACAGTTTATTTTTATTTAGTTAAGCTTCCCCAAATGGGTTTATTTCACTAAAGTCTATTATAGAATCTGCCTCTGATTCTATAACATCTCTATTATCATATGCAGATTGTAATTCATATGTTTGGTACAATCTTAAGAAATATCTTGCACTTGATGCTGCACCAACAATTACATCTCCAACAGAAAAATCTGTTGCCATACCAGATACTTTTAATATTTTAGTATCAGAATTCCAATCTTTGACAAATCCTATAGCACCAGAAATAGATCCAGAAACTTGCTCTCCAAATATAAAGTTTCCAGAAGAGATAGTGGATCCTGCAGATATAGTTATAGTTGGTGTAGTAGTATATCCAAAACCTGCATTCACTATTCTAATAGTGGAGATTCCTCCAGAAGAATTTAAAAATGCCTCTGCAATAGCTGTTGTTCCTCCAGATACTGGAGAAGAGAAAGTGACTGATGGTGGTTGCACATATCCAGTTCCTGGATAAGTTACTGTAACTATACCAATACTTCCAGTTGTAGATATACTAACTCTTGCACTAGCCCCATATCCACCTCCTCCAAATAATGATAATGATGGAGGATTTGATGCTGAATATCCAAGTCCTGCATTCTGAATATAAATTTTTCTTAAACTCTTTCCTCCAGTTAACCCTCTAGATTCTGACATTACCCCAACAGCAGAAGCTCTAATTCCAGAATATGGTTCTCCAATTACAACTGTTGGGGATGATGTATATCTATATCCTCCACTAATAACATCTATTTTTTGTACTGCTCCATTAACTATTCCAGTATATGCAGTTGCAGTAATTCCCAAACCAGAAAGGGTTAATTCTGCACCATATCCAATTGGTTTCAACATTTGATCTACATTTTGAATTCCAGTAGATACTTCATCATCTTCAAATTCATATAATTCGCACTTTAATTCATACACATAATTCTTTTGAAGTTGATAGAATGGTTTTCTATTTTCCACATATTTAATTTCCATTAAACTATCAGAAAGAGGAATATAAATTAAATCTCCCTCATTAGGTCTTAGTGGATTTTTCACATTAACTATAGACTTCATTAATTCGCCAACATAAGTATCAAATCTTTCTTTTGATACTATGAGACTCATTTCGTCAGTAATTTTAACTCCAAATTTAGACATTAAAATGCTATTAGAGTCAAACCCCTCATAACTCATTAAGTATGCTTCTATGGGAAAAGCATTTTTAAATTTTGAAAATAAAACATCCTTTATAACCTTTCCTTGCGAAAAGATTTGCCTTGGCATGTAATAAACTTCTATGCCATACATTTTCAATTGTTCATTTACAAGATCTTGCAATAGACCTTGTTCTGTATTTGTGCCTTGAATGAAAAATGGATTTAACATATTACCCTATCAGATCCATAGGTGGTTCTTCATACTCTAGAATCATTCTATCTTTAATGTCTTGCAATTCTCTTACTGCATCATCATATATTTGCCTTCCATTAAGTTCCACTCCTCCTGGAAGTTTTACCCCTTGGAATTTAATTAAATTTTGTCCCCACTGCTTTTTGATTAGTGAAGTCAAATATTTTTTTAAGAAGGAATCATTCCACACATTCGTAGATTCTGATGGATCTAAAATTCTATAGCATTCTATAAGCAGATATTGGTCTTCTTTAACTGCATCCCAACTCATATCAATGTAAAGTCTATTTTGTCTTTTATTAAATCTCAATTGCCTTTGTGGATTGACAATCCAATCAATGTCTTCAAGATATCTTTTGGTTACATAGTAATTCAACATTTCAGTTGAACTAAACCAATATATGTCATTTAAAAATAATTGATAATTTACATTAAACAAATTAGATGCAATTGTTCTGTTATCTATTTTGAATACTTTTTCTATGCCAATTACAGAGTCTGGAACTGGAATATAATTACTATTCTCTTCCCATCCAAAAGTCCCTATTCCAGTAGTTACATTAGTAGTTACTATTCCTACATTAAAATCTCCTCCCTTTGATCTTCCTCTTTGTATATCTTCTTCAGTTAATTTATACTTAAGAAACATTTTTTGAACGCCATCAAAATGCCTTTCTTGAAAATACTGAAGGGCTTCATCCACTCTATCATCTAATTGTTCTTCGGCAACATTTATTTCAAGAACTGGGGCACCAAGTTGCCTTAGGCAATAATCAATCAATTGTTGTCTTGATGCTGGTTTTGCCATTATTCCAATACTTTTTTAACTATTTAGATCTGGGAAAGCATTAGCAATTGAAACTAAAGATTCTTGTTGCTTCAAATATAATTTAACATAGCATTTACAAATGTTTCTCATAAAATCTATATTGGTGCAGGTATCAAGTTCTCTTGAAATTTTTTCAAATTCAAATAATTTATTGATACTTTCAAGTTTTAATTCTTCATGATCCATTAACTAAATCCTTTAATAAACATTTTATTTCATTAATAGAAGATTTTAACTCAGTCAATTCAGTTTCGAGATTATCTATTCTAGTCTTTTCTAAAATTTTTCTATTTTTCAGCATAGTATAATGCCCAGATGAAATAGAATCTGTATTAATAATTGCATTAGTCGAAAGATCTCTTAATAAATTTGGATGTCCTTCGACTTTTGCATATTTTATATCATCATTTATCATTTTAGTGCAATTGCTCTTAGATCTTTAATTATTGGGGTAGTTGCTTGTGATTTGCTGCTTCCAACAATTTTAATTTGGAATCCAGTAAATGTTGGAAGATTATCTGCAGTGAATGAATAATCTCTATACTCTCCCAATCTACTTGATGGAACATTTGAATCAGGTCTTCCATCATTATTATCTTCATCTATAACTCTTCCATTCACATCTAAGTTTAGATATCCTGGAAATAGTTGCCATACTTGATCTTCATCTGCAACATCATTTCTAAAGATTTTGTATAAAACTCTGAAGTCTGAGTCAGAATCTCTTATTGCAGCACAAAGAACTTTCAATGAATTTGCACTTTCCTGAAGATCTATTTTAGTTGATACATGAACAAATGCATGAGGATCATTTAAATTAGAATTTACTCTAGAGTCTGTTGAATATGAACTAATGCCTACTGGTTGATTAATTCTATTAATTTCTGTAGATACATAAATTTGCTCTAAATCAATTAATGGAGACACTTTAGTATCTTGAGTACTTAAAGTTAATTCTAAAGTAAAGGATTTTGATCCAGGGAATTCTGTAGGATTGACAAACTCAGTTTCATTTTCTTTTGATGCAACCATTCTAACTGTTGGGAACACAGTAGTTTCATTTACATCAATATCTTCAAATCCTTGATCAACATAAGATGATTCTTGACCATCAACACTGGTAGATGAAATAGTTCTAACTCTTCCAGAAACAGAAGTCTGATTAAATGAAGTTACAAAAACTTCATTAATTGAAAGTGTATTAAACTGTTGATTTCTTGAAGCATATACATCAGGACCTCCTCCAGATTTTATGTCAGTAAATGTGCTTCCTGCAGAAACTTGAACATAGTAACTATCTAATGTTGGTTTAGGAGAAGAAACTACTGTATGAGTTGTATTGATTTTGGTTAATGGAACTCCATTAAATTCATACTTATATACTAATGAATTTATATCATGAGGTAAAGTTGTGGTACTAAATTGTGATCTAGTAATATTCAGTAATTGATTAGTAGAAACTGCTTCATACCTAATAATTTCATCGTCAATTTTTATATATCCTGGATTTGTAGAATTAACTAAAGATCCATCATATGTTCCAAATATTGATGTATTTCCTATACTAATTGCTCCAGTATCTGTAATTCCATAACCAACTGTTAGTTTTTCGGGAAGAATATCACTTTGTACTCCTGTAATTTCAACTTTGCTTCCTAGTGAATGTAAACCATGATTTGGGTGGAACACTAATATATGTCTTCCGTCATTTACAGGAGATTCTCCTAAGGTTGAAATTGCAACTATAGGATTATTTTGAAGATTTGCCTCTTGAGATCTGGTTGATATTTTTGCATTGTAGAATCTTGCAGTAGCAGAATTTGAAATAAACTCTGCTCTCTTTAGTGTAAATTTAAGATCATCTTCCGGACTTGGAACCCATGTAGCACCATTTTGAGACTTGAATAAAGTTCCCATGGAGGGTTGTTTGTTAATAATAATCTTATCAAGTTCATTCAGTTTTGCAGTACTAATTTCAACTTCTCCTAGTCTGGAATGCCATACAGTATAAGCATCAGAATCTGACAGCAGCACTATTGCATATTCTTTTCCACCTTCAAGTCTTACCAAAGTATCAAAGGTAAATGTAGTTGCTGTTAATCCATTAGTGCTAGTATTTACTTGATTTGGAAGTAATACTTTTTCTAATCCTCCTAGACCTCCTACTATACTGTTTGATCCTCCTGGATATCCATTTACTGTTTCTCTTATTTGTAAAGTTACAGGGACATTAAAATCTTTTTGTGCAAAGAATACATCTACTGATGTAGGAATAATTCCATTTTCATCATCAACTACAAAAGTTTGAGCAAGAGGATCATAGAAAATATTTCTAACTGTTGTAATTAAAGTTCCTGCAGTGAAGTATGAAGTCTCAGCTGAACTTGGTGTTTCTCCTGGAACCCCTAGTAGTCCAGATGTCTCTATTTTAGCTGTGACGGAACCACTTGTTAGTTTATTTGGAGGAATCCAAATAGATCCCTGAACTGTTCCGTTATCGTCAGTAATTAGTCTATTATTTGCTATTACAGCAGTTGCCTTGCTAGTTAAACCATATACTTTAGATCCCTTTTTAATGTTCCCCCAATATCTAGATGGGAAAGGCTGAGATAAAGTTTCAGTGTCTATATTTAAAAATGTAGATTGCGGTCCATATAAAGTAGAAATTCCTACAGTTGGAGAATATGGATTAATTAAATATTTTGTAGATGGATTATCTATTGGACCTTGCTTGTGATTTGGTGTACATAATTTACAAACACAAGTATCAACACCATTGGTGATATAAATTGTTTCTCCAACCTGGAAGGATCCAGAAACACTAGTTATTTCTACTAATTTTGGAAATACTGAAGTAGATCCTTGTGAAAAATTCAATCCAGCAAATATAAAATTAAATCTAGTTGTTGGTTTTAATCTAGTGGCAGTGAATTTAATGTTCCTTGCTCTCATATATGGAATTCTAGTACGTATCACACGAGTTTCAATTTCCCCACGCCTTCTGACATCTGGGATCCAATTATCTCTTCGAACATAAACTTGCCAATGGTCATATGCTGGATTTAGTGCAAGTTTTCCAATCCAAGTGGTAATATTATATGGGTTTACACTGACTATTCTACTTGCAAAAGGTTGTTCAAAATATTTTACTTCATTATAATTTAATGACAATATAGTTCCAGTTTTTTTAATATTATTTGATGGGGTATCATTTATATTAATAGTTTCTATGGAATATTCGCTATCAGATGACAATAATGATAGATCTATTCTGTTTCCTTCTTTTTCAGGCTTTAAAGTTTCATTTGAAATATCTGCACTATATGATGGATTTTGAGTATCTGATGCAGAGTAATCAGTGAATCCATCTACAAAAAATCCAGATTTAAATCTATTAAGTCCATTTTCATCTTCAATCAATAAATTTTGAGTAGATGTTTCCAGTAAAGATAATGTTGTGTAGAATTCTAATCCAGTAACTCTATTTTCAATGTCTCTCAAGTCTGACATTGTATATCTCTTATTATCTTTAAGAACTACTACAACTTCATTTCCAGAGTTTATGTCATAAACATATGGAGAGCTAATTATGGTAGCTACTTCTAAAGTTTCTGGGGAAATTGCTGGTGAAATTGGTGTTTCACTTGGTTCCCCAAAAACAACAGTAAAGTTTCCTGATTTGTCTAAAATTAATTTGTCAGTTCTAGGTAAGTAAAAATCATAATCAAAAATAATACTCTCTCCGGATGCCAGTATTTGAGATGAATTGTTTCCACTAGAATTAAACGACCTTGATGTAAAATCAAATGGACTTAATTTAGTTTCAATAGCATAACTACCAACTCTAGGTCTAATGTCTATAGTATCAGTATTTCTTATCCCATTATATGTTGGAATAGACTTTCCATAGATGAAGTTTGGATAACTATTGACAGAAATTAAATCTCCAGAATCACTTGGTTCAAAACTAAAGTAGTCAAAATAAACTTTTAATCTTCCAAATGGTTCTTTTGAAGATAATTTTCGTACCATTCTAGAATAATCATAATATTGCTTTCTTTGTCCATTATCTAAAGTAAATTCATCTAATATATTCTTATCACCAAACTCTACTACTCCAATAACTGCACTAACTCCACTTTCTTTAAATCTTACTGTTTCAGATACTTGGAATGTTTGTTGAGTTTTATAAATTAAATAAATTTGAGTTGATCCCCTTTGCTCTGCATATACTGCTACTGCCCCACTAGTTTCACCAACAACCAACTCTCCTACTATTAAATCTGTAGTTGTGCTACTTGGACTTTCAATTCCAGTTAAAGATATCCAAGGTACAGTTGGGGATGAAGTATTAGATGATTCATATACTGCTTGGATTTCAATTACATCAGGAACATTTAAACTAATTTGAGTATCTTCTATTCTTACTCCATAAATGCTAGTATATCCTAACCCAACATTTTTGGGGGATGAATATTTTGTTCTGTCTATTGTTATTGTAGAGCATCTATTTAATTTCTTTTGCTTTGCAGTAACATTAGATTTAATTTGAGTAGTTATTGTCGTACATGGTCCAGATGCAGCACTTAAATTAATGAATTCTGCATTTTTACCTCCATTAGTTATAGTAAAAGTTGCAGTTGTTAAATTTTCAAGTGTGCCATTTGCATTTATTACAATATATCTTTCTTCATCAAATCCAGAATAAACATAGTCAGTTCCAGCCAGTGATGGTAAAGTTAAAGTTGTTCCAGACTTAGTAAGACCACTATACTCTCTCTTTACATAAACACTAGAATTTAAGAAGTTTACATTGGAAATACTAGAATTATTTAATTGTGAATATAAAGAAGATTCTCCAGGATTAAATATTTGTGGCCTTTTTAAATTTAAAGTTTGTAAGGAATAAGTTCCAACTCCAATGTTTCCATCGCAAACATTAGATACTGTAGAAACTCCAGTTACTGTAATTTTATTTTTTGTGGGTGCTATTTCAATAATTTTAGTAAAAATAGAATTTGTTGCTCCTGAAGTATCATATGAAATTATATCTCCAATTTTTAAAGTTCCCGCAAAAGTATCCCCATTATTTTTTGTAATAGTTGCTATTCCAGTTGGAGAATAAACAGAAACATCAAAAGGTCCAATTAATGAAGTAGTTTGAGTTAAAGTAGTATCACATGCGAATCCATTTGAATCTGAAATTGATTTAATATCATTAATAGAATAATCAGTTACAGTTCCAATTAAGTTGCTACTAGGTATTCCATCAAATGTTAAAGTTTCATTTTTAGAAAACTTGCCAGACACTTGATATAAAGATAACTGATTCTCAAAAACTGATTTTACAAATCCAGATGCACTAGTATTAGATCCTTCTACATAAGTTCCTACTAAAACTTCGGATCCAATTCCAGTGGTTGATACTATATTAGTATAGGTTTGAATATCAAAAAGTCTTAAATTAAATTGACTAGATGGGTTTTCATAAGAGGTATTGTTTGATTCAAAATCATAAACTCTAGCAACCCCAATTGTAGTTCCAGTAGATACTTGATTTTCTAATCTAGAATCATATAATGATATTATTCCAGTTGTGGTTAATCCTATTTTTGGAGAATTTACTACATTATCAACTTTTAGAATGTCTCCAGCAAAAAACGTAGTAGATGATGACTCTACTGACTTTGTAGTTCTTGGTTTTGGATAATCTACAATAGTTTCTACAGTATCTACTTCATACCCTTTAACGTATGATTTTCCTGGAGAAACTCTTAATACTGCTAACTCATCTGATGGAACTGATCCACTAGATGTTTTTTGACCATCAGAATAAATTCCATTATTTCCATATCCATTATTTAAAGATTCTAAAGCACTGACAAAATATCCAGTAATTGAATAGTTTCCAGACTCATCAAATGTTCTTCTGGCTAAAACATCAGTAATAAAAGTTTCTTTAGTATCAGCTTTAATTTTTCTTACAATTCCATTCTCTACTCTAAACAGTTCTACAAAATCATCATCATTATAATCATCTACAGATTTTTTAGATAATGATAATTTAATAGAAAATCTATCTGCGCCAGGAGCTGCAAAATTAGAAAATCCTTGAGCATTATCATTTAATGATGAATCATCATTAGAATCATTTATTACTTCGGAAATACTTAACCCTACTCTATAAGTAGGGGCATTAGTATATTCGTCTAATATAATAGTTTCTTTATCTACATTTACAAAGTATCCTCTAATAAAAAATACTCCTTCTTCTATAGATGCAGCAGATCCAACTGAAGTCGCATTTCTTCCAATAGGATCAGCAACACTTGCAACTGATTCCCCAGCAAAAATAAATCCAGCACCTAATATTACATCTTCAGTTGTTGTAAGTTCTTCTCCATTTTGAAATAATTCAGTCTGAAAATTATCAGGAGAAGAAGTTTGGTATTTTACATATAATGTGCTATTTCCCCTGCTAGACTCTAATTTAGATAATACTTTAACTACTTTAGCAGTTATACCCGTAGTAGATCCTCTTATTGTTTTCCCAACTAGTTGACTAAAATATTCTTCTACATCAAGTCCTTTAAAGGTATTGTTTAGTTCTATTGCATTATATGCAGAATCATAAGAAACTGCTCCTGGAACTACAACTCCACCATTACTAAAAAATTTACTTCCAAATCTTTCAATTTGATTTTGTAAAATTGATTGTAAAGTAGTTAATTCCCTTGTCTGTACTGTAACACCTGGCTTAAAAAGAACTTTGTAATAGTTCTTAGATGCATTGAAGTCATCATAATATGGACTTCTATTTAAATTTGTACTTTGGGGCATTTTCTTAGAATTCTAAAACAATTTTGATGTCTTCTCTTTGCTGTGATGCTCTAGTTACTGAAGATCTATTGTCAACATAGATAATCTCACCACTCTTTATATTTATGTCTGGTCCAGATAGACCTGATCCAAAACTTTGCCCAAGATAATATGTAACAGATCCAATAGTTACAGAACTTCCAGTAAATCCAGTATCTATTGTGTATAAATTGCTGCCTATTTGAATTGGAGTTGAATTATCAAATTCATTTTGGTCATATGTAGTAGCTGATTGAATTCCACTTACACTCTTAGAATAATTATAATCTATTGTAACTACATTTCCAGTAACATAATTGTCCATATAATTAGTTCTAGGTTGAATGTACCTAAGAACTTTTGTTGTTGAATCAAAACTGACTAAATTTCCTTGAGCATTTGTTGATGCTTGAGTCATTTTAGAATCTAAAGATTCTGTAACAGTTGAAGTATTTAATTTTACAGCATATACTCCAGACCCAGTACCATCAGTAAAGTTAGAGTTTGATCCAAAAGTTTTAACATTTTTAATTATGCCAACTCTTGAAAATTGATTTCCTACTATAAAATCTGGATTAGTTGAATCATTTTCAATTCTACTGTAAATTAAAACTCTATTTGATCCCAATTCAGTATAAACATCTCTTCCGTGTCCTCCAGGTGGAGGAATTATAACATTAAAAATTGCCTTTTCGCCACTTAATGGTGGGATAACAGAGTCTAAATCTAGTGTTGCATAAGTATAATCAAATCCACCATTAGTAACTTCAACTGAAATAGGTTTAGATTCTTCATCAAAAGTTACACTAGCTTCTCCACCAAATCCATCACCTTTGATTGGAACTCCAGTTAAAGTGCCAAAGAAATTATATTGAGCTTGTTTTTCAATTAAGATAGTTTCTATTTTTCCATCGAATGAATTATTTCTAATTCTAGATATTTCTGCATTGGTAGTAGTTGTCCAATCATTTGGTACACTAATATAATCTGTGGAATCAAATTTTAAAACATCTGCAGGGTTTAGGGTGTACAAATATTTCCAAACATATCCATCACTCTCTTTTCTTGGAGATATGTCTGTATGAATAGGTTCTTCTGTGGAAACTACTCCTTTGTTTGCGTTGGATGGAGCAGATCCATTATTAATACAAATATAAACTCTAAACTCACTATTAATAACAAAATACAAAGAATCATATAATCTAGTAGCTGAAGTCACTGGAGATGTATTGTACACGCTATAGTCGTGTCTATACATATCATACTTTCTACCACCTATCCATTGATTTTTTGGAATTACCCTAATTATATCAGAAGCAGTAATTTTTTTAACACCAAGTATAGTATCCTTGTAAGAGTTTAAGTATAAACCACTGTCAATAGGATCTGGTGAAACATTATCCCAGTTAGAGTCTAGTGCAGAGGCATTAGGAAGACCTAAAAATATGTAATAATTACCAGTTTTTACATCATTTATAAAATTAGTGCAGTTCAATAATCTTAGATTATCAGTTATAATTGCTGACATTTGACATTATACTTTATTGTTATTTATTAGTTGATTCTATAAAAAGTTAAAGGAATAGTATTAGTTCCTGCAGGAGAGGTTGAATATGATGTGTCTCCAAGATAATTAGTAGAAATTCCTGGAGATCCTATGTTAATGGTGCTAGATCCTATTGATACAATAGTTACTCCAATACCAATGTAAGATCCTTCTACATAATCACCAACTTGAATCAAACTACCAATTCCAGCGTTAGTATTGATTCCAATTATATTTGTACCTACTCCAATAAATGTTCCTGGAGATGTGCTAATAGCTACTGTAACTATTCCAACAGTAGTGTCTATTGATAATTTAGATATGCTAGTAATTCCAGATTTCCATTCTGATCTAGATTTGCTAACTATTTCCCCATTAATAATTTTATCTGCAACTTGAGGAGTCCAGGAAATAGATCTAAACTGAGAAGATTCCTCAGATAATCCAATATTAGAATATACTTCAGTTCTTAATGTATCTGAACTCACTACTCTCTTTGCAGTTCTATCTAATTGTTCAAATGGTGGAGCTTCAAAAATATCTCTTTGAATCCTCAACTTGTCACCTTCTTTAACATCAGTTTGACTTTGGAATAAAGTTGCATCTCCAAAAAATCCAAAATAAAAGTAGACTTTTACTGTACTTCCTTTTGCTGGTGCTTCAGTAAATATAATTTGAGAACCTCCAGGAAATGTATAAGATTTATTGGGAACTTGTAAAACATCATTAACAAAAACTAAAAGATTGTATGTTAAATCTATTTCTGAACCAGGATCTGATTCTAAACTAGTTCTTCTAACTTCCCCATCTATAGTCTCAGTAAGGACAAATACTTTCCTTCTTCCATTCACTTTATCTGTAAGATCATTTAATTTGTATAACTGCCCAATGTTCCAAGCAGCAAACTCATCTTTAGCTACCTCATTTATAGTAATTTTTAACTTATCATCCTGAGTTTGTGTCCCAACTCCAATAGTCCCAGATGGGAATAATACTTCCCCTGCCTTATAATTATATCCACGATTTGTAAATATTAAGTCTTTTATTCTTCCTTCAGGATCAATATCAAATGTAACTGAAGCTCCTATCCCAACAGAAGAACCAGATAATGGCACATTTTCATATGGTGATGGAGCATCAAATTTTGCAAAGTAGAAAAACTCAAATTTTTCTACTGATGCCCCAGAGTTATGAACTGTTCCAATAGTATCAAATTGACCTCTTAATGTTCCTGTTAATTCACTGGTAGAATTATTAATTCCAGTATATTGAATTACTTCGTCATCAATTTTAACAAATCCTGGATTTAGCAAGTTTACTGGAGATCCTCTAAATGATCCAAATATTGAGGTGGTTCCAACTCCTATTGGAGTTCCATTTGGATCTAATGCATTAATTGTATTGGTTAATGATGTTGAAAGTCCATTATACTTATATCCAGATCCACCAGTTAAAATACCAACACTGGAGATTAGTCCATCTGGATTTGGAGTTGCAATAGCTAAAGCTCCACTTCCATAACCCTCTCCATCTTCAAACTCAACATAATAAGTTGTAATTCCAGATCTATAACCAGATCCAGGACTTCCAATAATTACTGATGTTATAGTTCCAGCTGCAGATACTACAGCTACTCCTGATGCCGGACGTAATGGTGAATAATTTAATCCACTAGAGACTGCATACCCTACTATAATTCCTCCTCTAGGAAGACCTTTTACATTAACATCATAAGTTTTAGATGCTGCTGATCCTTTAAAATCTATAAAAGTCTGAGTAGGAGTGCTTCCAATACCAACTTCTCTGTAATCAAATGCCTCACTGGACTCTGGATATTGAAATACATTATTGACCAAAACTATTCCATTATCACTTGAGATACCAACTGTGCTTATTCCAGAAACTTTTAATTCAAATGAACTTGTTATTCCAGTAAATTGCTCAGATATATCATCAAAAACATAATTTGAATCATAATTTGATCTTAAAAATACTCTTCCTTGAAAACTACTATTTTCTCTTGGAAGAACTAGGAAAAGTTGAAAATCTTGAACTACAAATTCATTACCAGTGTCAGTAGAAAATTCTATAGAAATTCCATTAAATGCATCAACCAAACTTTCTGCAAATTGGAATGTATTGTTTGCAGACCTAATCAAATAGTATATTCCACCATTTGTAAGTTCTACTGGTGGATTTTCTGAATAAAATACACACTGAGATCCTGTAATAATTTCATCACTAAAATATGAAAATGTATCTGTTTCAAAATCTATACTTCCAACAGGAATAACTAAGTTAATTCTTCTTCCTTCTAATGGTGCATCAGCGAAATAAATGATATCTTTTACTATATTATAATTTCCAGACAAAACACTTACATACTCATTTTTTATAGAATCATTGAAAGTAATTTGTGGGGTTCCCATTATACCAGTTCCTCTGGAAATGGACACATTATATCCTGGATATAATCCATTTTGTAGTTGATAGTCAATAGCAGAAATTTTGACTATCTCTGATTTTATTTTTAAAAATGATCCTAATTTAATATTTTTTAATTCGTTTATTCTTAAAGATGTATTAGTGTAAGTTGATATAGATACTGTTGATCCAAATGAAAGTGGTGATTGTATTAAATTGTCTACTGATATTAAAGTTTTAGCATTTTGCTTTTCTGCTAATAAAGTATGGATGGTTCCAATTCCTAAAGTATTAATATCTGCATAATCTCCACTTAATGCTAAACTTGCAGCTAATGCAACTCTAATATTATCCTTATCTAAAACTATTGGGTAAACTACTGTTGGAAGAAAAGTTCCTATACCACTAGACCAACCTGGACTTAAAGTGCTTATTCCAATAGAAGTTCCAGACCCACAATTATATACTAACTTTTCTCCAGTTTTAAAAAAGTGATTTATTATTTTTATTTTATCTGAAGTTATTCCTACTGTACGAAAATCTGACCCATCAAATGTTTTATAAAATATAGGATCTCCTTCATGCCTCAACGGAAAAGAAGTTCTCCCATAAATTGAAGGAGTATAAATGGCACCAATGTCGTTAGCTGGCATTTTTAGAAATATTTATTAGGTAATTAAGTATTTGGATTTAGAACACTCTTTTCAAGATATCTAAATCTGTAAGTAGCAGAAACAGTAGGATTAAATGTTAGGACATATTCACTAGTTGAAGGATTTAATATTGTTTCAAAATCTAACTCATCTTGTGGGAAATCTCCAATTATTCCATAGACTGTATTATTGATATATGATTGGAAGTGAAGTGAGTTTATTTGAATTAGAGACTTCTGAGTGCTTAATCCTACAGTCTTAGTAGCTTCAATTATGTATTTTGTTGCAGCATATGCAGAACTCACTGTGGAGATGGATACAGCACTTGATCCAGTGTATATTACTTGATTACTTCTAACTCTACTCAATTCCTTAATTACTTCATTTGGAACATCATAAGTATTAGTTATAAAGTTAAAATTAGTAAATAAAGTTACTCCAATTCCAGTTTGTGGGGTAAATGTAAAGTCTATATTCCCTGCACTAGTGGTTATACCAAATACTCCAAGTTCTTTATATTTTTGTTCTGCAAAAATATTGTAATCTATAATATTGTTTTGATTTTTGACAAAACTTATTTCAAATGCATTTTCAACCCTCTTAGGAGCTGAAGATATGCCTAAAAATACAGACCCAGCAACACAATCTGATAGAGGAATACTATAAAATACACTAGTAGATGGAGATGGAGTAGATGTATAAATTCCAGTAGACTCTACATTTCTAATATACCCAAAAGAAGTTGTGGCAACACCAACAGCAACATTAGCAAATTCTTTAACTGCCCTGATAGCATAACTATTAAATATATTTCTTGGGATAAAATTAATAATTATCTCATCTCCATTGGTAGGACTAAGTTGCCCCTGAATATCTCCTAAAGGAAGAGCAGCTGAACCACTTGATGTAAAGAAATCATAGTAGTATGCATAAGATGATAGATTTATAGTAGAATTATTTCTAGTTACAAATAAATCTAATATTTGAGGTTTTACAAATTCTCCAAAGAATGAAGCAGTAGTTCCAACAAAGAAGAAATACTTCAGTACAATATTTTCAGTAGTATCAATTTCATCAACGGGAACTTCAACAAATGGAGCATTATCAGTATCAAATAAAGTAGAAATATCATCAATAGAAAGAACTCTATTTTGAGTAGATAGAATAAAATCTGATAATTTTCTAGTTCTAAATTTAATAAATTCAGAATATGCTCCTTCACTTTCATCAATATCTTCTTCAATAACTAAATCAAAGTTTGAAATAGTATTTACCTGAGAATATGATGTTAATACAACATTAATTGATGATGTAGAGTCTGATTTAACTTTTAAATCATTATTAGTGCTTCCAATTCCTACTATTTGATTTGATTCAATATTAAAATCTGCAAATTTTTTGTATCCAGTAACATGAGATATATCTGAAACTATAGAATTCCAATCAGTATATGGAATTTTACTCTTAAGTGAATATGAAAACTTTTGATAATAATCATTATCTGGCAACTTTTGAAGAATGCTTGATAAATTTCCTCTAAAATCTTTCCATCCAATTGTTTCTGGAACACTAGAATCTATTGTAAACAATGCTGGAAAATCACTTATATCTGATATAGTTCCTTTTGATTTTGATGATAATCCAGAAACAGAATCCCCAATTGATAATCCAGTAGACTTATGGAGTTTGAGTATTCTGGTAATTTTGTCATTATTTGGATTGTCAATAATTTCAACTTCATCTGTCAAAAATTCTGAATTATAAAATTGACTTTCTCCCAAAACAGGAGTAATTCTAGGGACATCTGAATATTTTATGACTGATGCATTAAATGTAAGATCTTCACTAAAGATTCCAGGAAATTCATTTACTTCGTATCTAACTAAAGCAGCATCTTGGGAATTAAATGCCTGATCTACAAATGTGACTTTAAATGGAACATATTTAAAATCTTTGCTATTAAATCCTACACCAGAAGTACTTACTATATTTTCAACTAATATTTCATCTCCAACTTGTATTGGCAATGGAGATTCAGTTGTAAAACCAACTAAAGGAGTTTCTAATGTTAATGTTACTTGATATGGGTCCACTCCAGCAACAGAAGCTGATAATACTCTAATGCCATTACTATTATCCAACACTAAAATTTCATCATCTGTAGATTTTAAATTTGATCCTGAATTTAATATTTTAATTTCATTTATTGAAGTATTTTTTAATATAGGAATTGCAGAAAATTCTTCTTTAATCAAATCTTCTGTTCTATTGTATAATTTTAAAGTTGGAGAAGTTAAATATTTTGAACCAGGAGAGTTTACTACACACCTAACAACTTCATAATTGTTAGTTAATTTTATTGTAGAAAATACATTAGAAACTGGTCTTAATGTAGTATCTGTTGGGAAAATAGATTGTGTATTTGTAATTTTAGCGTTTTTAAGCTTTCCAATAGTATTGCTAAGTGCGAATAAATTAGCTCCAGATCCACTCTTTGTTATTATTTCTTTAATTAATGGAAGTTTTTTATAATTAGATCCATTAAATAAGACTTTTGTTTTTGCTATTGGACCTTTTATATTTGGAGATTTTACATTATACTTTAATGATGACAATAGATTTGTATATTTTTGTCTTTCTGGAAGAATTGCAACATCAAATTCAAATGTATAATCAGTAGTAGTGCTTATGAGAGAATCTGTATTGTATATGCTATTATTTACTATTATTTTATTATAATCCTTTAAAGATATGTCTGGATAAATCTCATCATCAGATGTAATATTTTTTAAATTATAATAAAGAGTCCTTGGAGTAAATTCACTAATGTTTAATCTAAGTTGAGAATCAGTTTTAATAACTTCCAACCCATTTTCTTCATTTCCAAAATATTCATTATTAAATGAATCATTTGTGTAAATTCCAAATTCTTTTCCACTTAAATCTAGTGATGAGACGTCAAAAACCACAGTATCATTAGCATATACATTAATTGGAGCACTTCCTTGAGAATTAATTAATACCCTTTTGGTTATAGTTGAATATCCTACTGTATAGTTAGTAACTATTCCAGAAATAACACTAAGTTTTATATTATCATTAGGTGATAGACCATGTGTTTCTGCGGTAGATACTTTTACATTATTTTGAATGGTTGTACAAGTAATGACATTTCTTACTGTAGTTAACTTGTGCAGTACTCCAGTCCCAACTGATGTATACTGTAGTATAGATGCTGAGTCATTAATTTTATTTTTTTCATTGACCAATCCAACTACATCTGAAGATAATTTAACTACAAAAAGATTTGGAATAGATTCAAGATTTCCTAAATTAGTTACTATACTTGATGCGTTTGACTCATATACCACTCTATCTCCAGTCTTAAATTTATTATTTGGTAAATATAGTCCTCCATATTGAACGTATTTTGTTATAGATGTTCCTGCACCTAATGGGTATATTGCTAAAGTATTTCCAAATCCTACTGAAGTTCCTAATCCAATAGATACTGACTGAACTGGATTGAAATAATATGCCTCATCTAATTGAGTTAATGGTTTGTCTAGTCCTTTATATTCAAATGTGAATCTATTCTGTAAAGGTAAAACAGTTGCTCCAATTCCATACCCTGGTGATGATGTCTCTCTTAAAACATTCAATAAATTATTGGTAAAATCTAAACCTATTACCTTAAAAGTTTCATTTTGAATTTTAAATTGATCATCTATATTATATGAAAACAAAGGTTCTTTAACTGTTATTCCAGTAATAATTCCTGTAGTAGTTGAACTTGGAAGTGTGCTTGCAATAGAAGTAATTGGATATTCTACATTAATTCTAATTTTTCTAGTACCCTCAATTTGAGAATAATCTGTTGTTGAAATTCCTGTAATTGTGATAAAACTTTGATCTGCAAAATTGTGAGGTATTGTAGTTATTCCTAAGATACCAGTGTTTATACTTAATAACTTAACATCTGAAAAAGTATTTGTAGAATATTGTATGGTAGTTATGCCTACACCCTCAACTTCTACAACTTCTCCATAAGCACCCACCCCACCAAGATTGTCAATATCAAATAATATTTTATCTCCAATCTCATAATTAAGACCAGAATCAATGATCTCTATAGAATCTACTTTTCCAGATGATGATGATGTAATTATTGCATCACTTCCTAGAGAATTAGATTCAAATTTAAAATACTCATAATAATTATCCTTATCTTCTATTCTGTATGGTTTAGTATATTTTACAATATTTAATTTATTGAAATCTAAATTTTGATTAAATTTTAAATCAAAATTTTCTTGTTGTGGAGTGTATTCATAATTATTTCCAATGATATATGGGAATGCAGGAACATTATTATCATCTAAAGTGCAAAAATAGGCATATATTCCATCTGGATATTCTGGAGTAATGCAAAATCTTCCATTGTTTCTATCTAATGTTCCTGAATTTGTGAAAATATAGTCTTCAATACAATCTAAATTCGCTGGAGGACTAATTTTTGATCTAGAATATCCACTTTTCATTCTAATTACATCACCAGTTCCATCTGTATTGGCGAATGCATATGGACCATAAATTGGACATCCATCATAAGACCATCCAACTATTGGAGAGTGCCTTACTGGAGTATTTGGAATATTGAAAGATGATCTAAGATTTTGATCCAAAAAGAAAGTTCCAAAAATATTTCCAAATAAAGAATATTTTTTTCCAAAAATAGTTCCATTGTTTAAATTTGAAATTCCTAATTTAATAGCTTCATTTATTGTCCAAGAAGTTAAATTAGCTGATACCTTTAAATTTTCTCCTTTAGGAACTACTTGAATGGTTGTATTTGTAGTTGCATATCCAACTCCAGGATTTGCTATGATAACATCTATAATTTGTCCATAACTTACTTGTGTATTGTAGATCTCACCATTACTTATTACTGGTTGAAGTACTGCACCATATCCATTTCCAAAAACTTTAAGTTCAAAATTATTAAAATAGTTTTCTCCAGCATTCTTGACTATAACATCAATAATTTTTCCATCCTCTATTATTGCAGCAAAAGATGCATCTTTTCCTTCTAAAACAGTAACAGTAGGACGCTTGTGATAGTTTATTATATTACTGGACCCTAAGAGTTGTTTAGCAGGTTTAGCAAGACCTCTTTGAACTCTAACAGAAGTAACAGACCCTTCAACTACAGGGATAATTGTAGCACCATATCCAATTACTGCAGATGCAGTTTTTTTAATTTTTCCAAAAACATTTGCAGTAATTGGAGGATATTGTACAAAATAAGTTGTAGCAAAATCTGTACTAATAATGTTTAATATATTTTTCCCTTCTGGATCAGTAGTTAGTTGGAATCTGTCGTTATCTAATTTTAAAACATAATAAATCTGATTTGGTGTTGCTCCACTTAAATAAGTTCCTTCTGCTGTAATTACTACTTTATCTCTGGTATTGAATTGATGATCTATGCAAGTGAAAATATTATCATATACATTGATATCTTCTGGTCCAAAAGATAATTTTTTATATTCAAAATTAATATTTTGACCTAAAACATTTACCTTATCAATTACTTGAATTTTATTCAAAGATTTAAATCTTTGAATACCACCACCAGTAGTTCTTATATTAATTAAATTTCTTTCTGCAATAGCATCTTCTTGGTTTAATGCTAGTTTAAGTGAAGTACCTGCTCCAATATTTACAGCATAATAAACTGAGTTGTTCAATAGAGTTCCATCAGAAACTACTGACCCAATTCCTATTGGGATAGTATTAAAAGTTTCATATACAATAGGTTCCCCAGTTATGAATCCATGGTTTTTTCCAAACCTTAGTTCATTATTTACAGTATTTACTACAGTGTCTCTAGTGGTTGCATTAAATTGAATCAGTTTATCTATGCTCTTCATTTTGACTTGAGCAGATAATTCATCATTGTTACCACCAGTTATAGTAACTACTGGAATATCTTCATAATCATATCCAGGATTTACTACTACTAAATCTTTTAAAACCCCTTTCATTTGAGGAATTAAAAAAGTAGTCTGGTCTTTTTCAGTATCATTAAAAATTTGAAAGGATGGGGGATTAATTAAGCTATAATTAGTTCCCCCATTTAAAACATCTACAGTTTCAATTTGACCATAATAAATTTTATCATATGATTTATAGTTTTGAATCTCTACTCCATTAACAAAAATTCCAATTGGACCAGCAGCAGTTTCAACTTTAGTTTTGGAAAATTCTAAATTTTTTGGTATTTTTTTAAATAACTTAGAAGATGTAAAATTATTTCCATACAAAGGAGAACTTATAAGAACTATTTCATTTATAGTTCCAGATAAATTGCCTTCATTATCATACTCAAAGAAATTTATAGAGGTTTTTCCAACATTATCTCTATTCTCAGTTAATCCTAAAGTATTTGGGCTTAATCTAGTAACATAATAAGTTACCCCAGTGTCAATTCCAACTTTATTATCGTAATTGGTAGATGTTGTATATGAAACTACTTTTACTGCTTCTCCATCATAAAAATTGTGTGCACCTACTAATGTAGATACATTAACTGTAAAAGAAAACTCTCTAATATATGGATTTACTTCATAATCAGGAAGTCCATTAGATGTTACATAATAGTAATTATCATCTACATAACAATCTTGAATGTTGGAAGTAAATTTATTTTGAATGTTGTCATAAAGTTTGGTAAATGGTGCTGCTTTTGTTTTCTTTAAATTTCTTCTAAATAAAACCTTTTTCCCTAAAACATTAGGATTTGATATTTGTTGAACACTAAATTCTTTAGAAAGATTAGTATTTACTGAAAGTCCTGATGATATTAACTCGTATCCTTCAGTAGACTTTACAAAAAGATTTACTGTGTCGCCTAATTTTAAATTATGATTATATTTTGATAACGCTAATCCATTTACAACAGAAAATCCTTCTTTAAAATAAGTTCTTACAGTGTCAGTTATTTGTGTTGTAGCAATTCCAGCTGGAATTGTTAATGGATGGTTGTAGTATAAAGATTTGGTAAAGATGGTATCTACTGTACTTCCTACATTTTCAATTCTAATAGGATCATTATCCAGAGCATAAAGAGTTTCTGATGATTTTATTCCAGATAGAACATTGTTTACTTTTAATCTAACTTGTGCTGATATATCCCCATCTTCATACGAATATACAAAATTAGATCCATAGATTTCAGTTTTCCTTCCAATAACAGTGGTAGAAGTTATTCCACTTACTCCTATAAATTGATTATTAGTTTTATCTGAATATGTATATTCTTCTCCATTAATATTTAATATTCCACTCTGAGGAAATCCTACAGTTGAATCTGCAAATATGATATTAGATTCAACATCTACATTCTCTACTACATATGTTTTTGGTGTAGATACAAAAACACCAGTAATAGATCCTTTAGGACTTATATTATTAGAATATCCAGCAAATATTTTTATTTTATATAATACCTTGTTATCTAATTTAAATGACTCTACCTCATAGATTGATCCAGTAGCTTCCAGAACATTTGAATTATATGGATCACTATCTTGATATAATGTCTGACCTTTTATTTTTAATGGATCTCCAGATATTAAATCACACACAAAAGTTTCTGTTACTACCCACTTATCATCAGAAGGAGTAAAGCAAAATTCTCTTGGTTTTATAATCTTTACATCTTGATCATAAAGTACTTTAAATAAAATTTTGAATGCTTCGTCTGTTCCTTTGCTCTGATAAAATGATTTTGCTTTTGAAATGAAATTTTGAGGATTAATTTTAGAATTTAATTCTACTTCTTCAAATCCTGGAGTAAACTGATATTTAATTTTATTGAAAA